ATGTAAATATGGTTACTGTAGAATACGTCTTTTTGTGCAGCTGCTATCTGTGGGCTTGGGAATTGTCTGAAAACTGTATGTGTGTTTTCAACGAGATCTCCATTTGCCTTGAAAAGAACTGTATCAGTTCCGGCTGAAGCATAACGATTAGAATAAACGGGAGGATTTACCTGGTAATTCATTCGAGTTGGAATCTGTGGATATGGTGAAATAATAATCTCAATGTTTGGACGATCAGCAGGCCCACCGCGTATGAACGGTATTGTATCTTCAAACAAATCGGTCTGTAACAGTCGATGAGCAAAGCCAGACCGTAGATTAATTCTTTTCTGGATGTATGCGTTACCATCTGCATCGGTAGTGAAATCAGAAAGTTCAATTGTTTCTCTTATGAATTGTTCTGGCATCACTTACACATCCTATGTGCGGCTTTAACAGCCGCCTTGAATCCGCCCTTCTTCCAAGTTCCATCCTTCTTCATATGACTAGGCTTAACCTTAGCAAATGCTTTCTTGTATTTTCGTTGATAGGCAGTAGTCTTTTTCTTCTTAGGCTCGGGTGTTTCCTCCACAGCCATGGTTTCGACTACTTCTTGCACATCACGGACATTACCCCCTGTTGGCATGATAGTCTCTCCACCGCGTATGTATATCTGTGAAGTTGGGTCGGAATTTAGTCTGAAGTATTCATGAGCAGGTATTGCGATCATGTCGAAAGGTACGACTATGACTTCATCAGCCAATCGATTGAATGGGTCTAGCATAATCAAACCTGCGGCTCCGAGTCGAGCGAAACGATTTACCGCTCCAACTTTCCCTTTCAGGCCCGGTACATCTGGAACTTCCATAAGACGTTCAAGAGCCTCCTCTTTAGTTCGTTTGCGTCCCAAGTGCAACACCTCAGAGGTCTTGAGCCTGTGTGAGCATTTGAGTCATATCACGTTGGGTGATTTTCTTAGGTTCTGCGATAATCATGATGTCTAGTTCGACGGTTGTCCCTGGTAGACGTGTTACGCCATTTGCAGAAACACCAATCAATAGATCGGTTACAACATCATATCCATCTGGGTGGAGGTCAGGAGTTCCAAACCAAGACCACTCTGTGACGTTTGAACTGCTAGATGCAGGGAGCAATTGTGTACATTGTCGGTTAAGAATGCACAAAACATTTGGAGATCCAATACCAACATCAGCCACATTTTCATAGGCTGTTGTTGTTGCGAAGATTTTGAGATTAGCAGATTCTGCGCCTGCTGTTGTAAAATCAATCATCCACTGCGGCCAATCGCCTAATGCTGATGTAGGGGCTCGTGGTTGAAATCGAATTTCTTTGATTGCAAGTCCACGGTTTTCTACGATGTTTACGTAGTCTGATAAATCAACACGACCATAAACGAGGGACGTGTTGCCCACTGCATCGATTTCGAATTGAAGTCTGTCTCTCAAAATTACATCTGAACTGCCTTTTGCCATAATAAATCATCTCTTTTTTGGGGTGGTGGCGGGTTTTTCCTGTGCATCGAAACGTCAGACCGGTTCCCGCCACCAAATTTACTAACTGCAACGGGCTTATTAACGTGCCTTTCAGGACTTGCAGTCCCATCTTCGCGACGAAGTCGCCCAAACGGCTTATATTTCCGATCCTCCTACGGAGGGTTAGCGGGATGTCCGCATGCTATCGGCTTGTGCAGAATAAAAGGGCGAAGCCCTTGTTCTGACTTTTTGAAGCTTTCAAAATATACCCGTCCGTACGGGTTAAATAGTAGTGATTTGTACGATAAAACATGGCGGAAAAAAACCATATTGACGAGGCTACACTGAACGACTTACATCTCTGGATGTTCAACAACGGATATGAACATGTCTGGTTTGAATTTGAAGCAGATCAGCAGGCGGTGGAGCAATGAAGGTACGCAAGGAAGTTTCTCTCACTGTAGAGACTGCACAAGTAGCAAATCAGATGGATAACTTTAGCCAATGGGTTAGAATTGGACTACGAGCATATGGATTGAAGGAAGATATAGCCACACAATCAATGAGAGTTATTCGTTATCGAAAAGCATGCCTACACTTGGCATCTACTCTGATTGACTATGCAACGCAAATAGATCCAGACTACAAAGGAAATGTCGAAGAGATAATTGCCAAAGCATTGAATCAAACAACACTGGAGGAGTTTGAATGAACACCATCTGGTACGAACCATTTATTCACGCACTTCGTATTCATATCGAAGCAAATCATATGAACGAACGTGGCGCACTCGATGAATTACGAATGACAGAAGAAGAATATGCGTACATGGATGTTAGCGATGATGAAAAGATTGTTCTAGGTTGTCCATGGTCTCAACATTGTGATTGTGATTGGCAAGTTGAAGGCCACATTGTAATCAAGTTGAGGAATTTCATATGATGACGATCTACAAATGCCAAGGTTGTCAGCTCGAAACTCGGAGATTGAAGTCTCGATGTTTAATGCAGTTGAAAGTAAATCGCTGGAATGGAATGTGCATCAGATGTTGTTGCCTCAATTCCATACGTCATCGTCCATGCGACGATCCAACTGGTCTAGGATTTACCAGAGCGACACACAGGTGATTAAATCCAGAGCCAAGCCATCAAAACATAGTCTGCAACAGTTGCTCCAGCAACCGTAACCAATGTAGCAATTGAAAGAAAGACGTTGAACTTCATCAATGATTCCAGAGATGTTTCTTTTGCTTCTTTCTTCTCTGCTCTAGCCATAAGCCATTCAGCGAACTTTGTAGTTGGGGTTTTCTTTTCTTCAATTGGGTTTTCTTTTTCCATGTTATCACCTAGAGACATAATACATTGCCGTTATCGGCATGTTTGATTGGTGGCCATTGATCACGAACTGGACCAGAAACTAATCCTTCATTTAATCCAAACCGACACCAATCAGGGAAACGGTCGCCAAATGTTGCATCATATGCACCCATTGAACGAGCATCAGCAACAGACACTCGGATTTGTGAAGTGGTTTGCATTAGTTCTTCATCACGAGATGGAAGTTGTAAGAAGAAACTTCCAGCTGCAAATGGTGAAAGTGTGAGTTCTGGACGAATACCGCCATATCTCCACATTGGAAATACGTTGCCGAGGAGATCGGCACGACTGATTATGTGTCCATTCGACATCAATTCTGCCACCATTGCATCATGGTTTTCCTGCATTTGACCCATAGTTGCGGTCAAAATTGAGGTTTTTACGTTGTCTAAAACCATCAAAAACGATAGACTGAGATTTCCATAGTCTGTGTCTGCCAGTCCCATAAAGTGAACTGAAATGTAAATATGGTTACTGTAGAATACGTCTTTTTGTGCAGCTGCTATCTGTGGGCTTGGGAATTGTCTGAAAACTGTATGTGTGTTTTCAACGAGATCT